GCGGGTATTTCAGCACTGTCGACGAGATGGGGAAGCGGGTGGTGTCGTTCTCTTTGTGGCCGAAGATCTTGATTTCAGCCAATGAGGTATATTGTCTCTGGGAGTTATCCGTCCCATCGTATTGAACTTTCTCTATGATGATTCGCACGTATTTAAAGCCTTTTCCGACATTCGTGTCTACCACGTAATTATTAAACACGTCATCCGTCCAAGATGTCTGGTTTGTGAAAACATGCATAGTTTCCCAAGTTTCGCCGTCGTTACTTCCGGCGATGACACCTTCTTTGGGTGCACGGTAGTCCTCGTAGACCGTCTGTGGGGCGAGTGCGACGTAATCTATCACCATTTTATGAGGAAACTCTATCTGAATCCATTCACCGCGTTTACCAACGCCATCGACTGTAGTCAAGGCCGCGTTGTCTGTGCGCGCGACACCGGTCGTCGTGTCATATTTGTTATCTCCAGTAGACCAGGTATTAGCGCCTGAAACGTGTGTCGTGTTGCCATCGAATGCTTGATGCGGTGGGTAATTAGTATATTCACTACTCGCACTCACAGTATACCCACCCTGTGAGTACCCCGTCATGTCGAACGGTGGGTACTCCCCGAACGTGTCTTGCACTTGGGCGTCCCCCAGCTTTCGGCCGTCGAGGTAGCACGTGCGTAGACCACCACCCCCTTGTGTGGCGTACACGAGATTGTGCCACGTGTTTGAGGTGAGGAACTGGTCATCACCACCATATATCCAACCCAAGTGTCCCGTGTCGGTCAGTGAGATGGCCGTCTTCGCATCGCCCTCACCCGCCTCGGTCCCGACGTGGAATAGTGTGGCATTCGAGGTCACGTTCGCCGCGTTAAACCAGAGAGACACAGAGTGTGGTCGATCGCCCTCGAACCCGAGATCGGCGCTCACGATGTTAGACGTAGCATCGCCCGTGAACACCCACGCCTTATCGGTGGAATCATACGTGACCTGATTCGCGGTCACGGCGAGACTCGACCCGCTCTGATCCGTGACGCTCGACCCCGTTTCGTTCGCATCGATGTATAGAGACTGCGACGCCGAATCGGGTGCGTTGAAAGCACACTTTAACGCGACGTCGACCGAGGAATCACCGGCCGTGTTCCTATCTTCGTAGCCATAGATTTTTAGAGCTCCGATTGCAACGAAGTTTCTGTCGTCGCTATTAGAACCACCGATTGCATTCGTTCGAGTAATCACAAAACCAAATTTTTTGTACGACGTAGTTGCGTTTACCGAAGTTTTTACATAACCTGTTTCACTTTCGCTTGCGTGTCCCGTGACCGACTTGATTAATACCCATGCATCACCGTCATAACCCCAAATTCCAAATTCTCTCGGAAAAGACTGTGCGGATACATTCTCATCATGCAACCTGGGACGCATGTTGATATAATCCAACTTCACGGAATGTGGTAATTCTAATGTAAACCAAGCACCAACGGGTGTGTTAGATGCTAGCTTTAATGTGTTTGTAGTGTGAACCGTAGAAAGAACATTTCCAACTAGTCCTCCATAGGCATCAGCAGATTCCTTTGCATAAGTGGTATTATTACTATCAATCCAGCAACCACCAAATTCTTCATCATCTTCCGTTTCATCAAACATTGTCCAAACTGCAAAGGACTCATTGTATTGTCCACTCGAACTCACAGTATACCCACCCTGCGTATACGTGTTAGTCGAGTCATTCCCACCAAACGATCCTTCCTCGAAAACAACCTCCGGATACCTTCGCAAGGGCACGGCACCGCGCCCGTGCGGCCCCGTGATTTCCTGGACGACGGCGGAGCTGCCCGTGACGGACACGTTGGACCCGAGCTTGAGCGCGAGTCCGCCTTCCTGTAATTCGAGCTTTCCCGACGCGCCATCGATGACGACGTGCGTGGTATCGCCCGTGGACGATTGGAACTTGACGTCACCTTTCGTTTCGACACCGCCTTCGGCGAACGTCGTCGTACCCGCGCGAAAGTGGGCGGCGCCACCGTCGGCGACGATCGCGAGCGTCGTCTGATTGACTTCCGGGGCGGACCCCGTCTTGTCCTGGATGCGTATTTCGGGGGCGTCCGCGACGATGTTTACGTGTTTCCTGACCTGGTCGGTCTCGAGGCCGACGTTGACTTTTTCCACGGCTTCGAGATCGATCGCTTTCAACGCGGCGGAACTGAAATCCGCCGTGTGCGTCGATGGCATTGTTGCTAGCTAGTATATCGAGAGATTTATTTAATCCGCGAGGTCTCGCGCGCTATCGACGAACCTTGTTCCAGTCGCTGCGAATTTCCTTCGAGAGTTTGTCGATCTTGTCGATGAGTTTATGCGCGGTCTTGATGTCACGTTTCTTATACGCCGCCAACTGTTTGTCGAGCAACTTGTTGAGCTTTTCCTGTTTCTTACCAATGTGCTTGAACGCGCGGTTGATTTCCATCCGCCTCTCTGTGAGCGCGTACAATTGAAGGAGTGGGTGGTTCGTCATTTACCATGGGCTGATATTATATTTCACCACGCGCTAGATGTGTAGAGAGTCGCGATGTCCGCACACGCGTCGATGTATTCACCCTCCGTGATCGCGCGACCGGTCGCGCGCTCGAGCACGCACTGGATCCGCCTGAGCGCGGGGTCCACTCGAGCGCGAGAGTCATCGTCGAAATACTCGTCGTAAAACGCGTGTAACGAACTCGCACTCAGGCGCACGAATTGGTCACCGTCTAATTCACCGTTCGCGAGTATTGACAGCAAATCATGGGCTAAAAGCACGTTCTTTATGAGACCGGCACACGCGTATTCCTTCACCACAAACCATACGTCCGCGCGAACCACGCCTTCACCACCCCATTCGTCCGAAACTTGTTCGAGCGCCCATATAAGACCCCGTATTAAGGGATAAAACGTATCACGCGTCACGGGTACGTCTTTTACGCGGAGTCTCCCATACTTAGCGTGGTCGAACTCCGTGTAAGGGGCGTTTTCGAGTGTGTCCGAAAGAGTTTTGAAAGCACCCATGTGCGTCGCATAATGAGGATTCGGGACGCGTCGCGCGCCTAAAACCCTAGGAACCTCGTGAATTTTCACGCGCCGCGACTCCACTTCGCGACGGACGGGCAGGCATGCGCACCCGATCACGAACCCGACCACGAATAGAGTCCCCGCACGAAGCGATCGTCGTCACGCTGGACGACGACGACGACGCCGACGAGCGATCGAACACTCGTCGAGACGCGGCGTGCTGTTTCCCCGCATGCAACTCACGCGTTGGTTCAAACTCGGCGTACCCAACGTTCACGAACGAAAACGCACGGTGTTGCGATCGGTGCGTAAAGATCGTCAGGGCGGACAGACTAGCGCGCGATCACCCAGGGTTTCCAACGAGGGAGTGCATGCACCCGGAAGACCGAGAACACGCGTGCGCGTTTACCAACGGCCCCGGGAACACGGAAAAGTGGAAGGCGTGGGCGACCTTTGACCGTGTTCTAAACGACGACGACTATCCACTCTCAGTCGCAGTCGAGCTGTGTGAACTCATAGGCGCATCGCAATGTTTGCGGTGCGCGGCTGCTTTTTTCGAACGGTGCAACGTTATACGACACTTGAACGTCAGTGCTCACCGCAGGACTGTAGAGTTGATTTTGAGAACGGTTGCGAGAATGCTACTTCCGTTTTACCACGGCGTCCGTTGTTACCCGGACTTCGTTTTGGAACCGGGCGATCTCCCACCCGAATTCCTCGAGAAGTTGTCACGAAGCGCGAAAAGGGACGCGCTCAGGTTGACGCAGAGTACCATAGACGAACACAGGGAAGATATACCGAACGGCGTGTACTTGTCCATGATGAATAGTCTCAAGCAGAAGTGGAAGCAGGTGTGACATTACAAGAAAATTGGGTTCAATTCTAAATCCGATTGCGCCACGTTGGGATTGATTATATCCGTCTCGCAAACTTCACGCAGTCGCCGGGTCGCGTCTCGGGTGATTTGCGCGCGCTCCGCGTATACTTCATTCCCTTCGCCTCGGTACTCCTCAAGGAATAACATCATGTAGGACATTTGCACGACCATTTTCAAAAGAGTCATGTTTTCTTCCTTGTTTCGTAACTGAAAAACGCGCGCCCATCCATCGTACATGTCGGCCGTTAACCCTCGACGGATCTCGTAGTTCAACCGACGCAGGAACGTATCGTCCAGTGCACCGCCCATGAACTTGTGCGTTCGCACCTGCATGCCGAGTAGCTCGACAAAGCCGGCCTGGTCCGGAAGAGGCATGCGCTTCCAAGCGCGAATCACGTGCGCAGGGAACGACTCGATGCTCGCCCCGCCCGAGGTTTGTTGACAGAGCTCGGGGAACTCGTCAGCGTACATCCTTCGCATCTCCGGAAGGTTACCACGAAACGATTTTGCGAACTGCGACTGCGCAAGTAACTGAAGAAAAGTCATGGCTTCCTCGTAAAAAGCAGCCGCTTCTTCGCGCGATCCGCAGTCCTTCGCACACGTATCGGTCTCCCAGTCCGATATTATCTTAGCTTCGTCGATCCCACCATCGACGCCGGTCGGTAAGCTTCGATTTGGCTTCTGAATCGGACATCGGGGTAGTACCCCGACGTCTTCGAGGTGTAACCGGACCGCCTTGTTATATATCACGCGTCCAAAATCAGGTCGGGCGGGCGGTGCTATGTCGTACTTGTCCATCGCGCGGCGCACCGAAAAGCACCACAGACTCATCACCTCAAACGGTCGCTCGAAGGGCTCCGCGAGCCCGTGCAAATCGCGGGATATGTCAACAGGCCCCGGGTCTACCATGAAAGAGAAGAAAGACGACGGTAGCGCCTTCCCCCTTCTGGTTTTGTCTTGGATGAACAGTATGATTGCAGACCACGCCAGGTCGATTCGGAGGGACCGTTTGAGGTACCCGGCGTTCACTAGCAACGCGGCGTTGTGGGCGGCGTACCCGAGCGGGTCCAGTTCAGCCACCGAAAGTCGCACGAGTTCACGGGTGGCGTCCATGCCCTCCGCCGTGAGGAGCTCGTGCGCCTTCGCCGCGTCGATGACGTGGTCTTCGTTCGAAAGACGCTTGTCGGCGCGACAGACTACACCGTACGCGACGTCCCCGTGGTCGGCGGGCTTTTTAGGGAGCACGAGTCCACGCGCCACTTTGTTCAACGGCATGGCGTCCCAGGGTAGGTTTTCCGAAATCGCGGTGTACACGTCCGAGCCCGAACTCACAGGCTGACAATTGAACACGATGAATTCACTCAGCTCGTCGTAGTGCGCGTGCGTCGACGCGCCCGTCCCGGGGTCACGCACCCACATGGTCACCTCTTCCAGGGGTACCATCACGACGCCGGGAAGACCGGCTCGACCCTCGTCCTTCTCAGACGCCGTGTCATCGCAGGCGGCCATGGCCACGCGCGTCAACGACTGGCGATACCCTCGCGTCTCGGCCACGCCGAGGCTTGGCCGCGGTCACGGCCGCGGTCGCGTGAAATTTCACGCGTCGCGTCGCGGAGTGAGTGAGTGTTATTATCCGATGAACGAGGTAGCTCGCTCAATCGCATAACATATTACTAACGGCTAATGTCTTGCGCGAACGGATTCGCGGCGAGCTGTTGCGACGCGATACCCAGTGTGCGCGCGTGCGGGTTTTCTTTGCCCTTGTACGCATTGAATTTGTTGAAGTTCGGTTGCACGTACTGCTGCATCCATCCGCCGGAAGGCGGGCCAAATCTCGAATCCATCCTGGTCTGGTCCGTGCGCACGGAGGAGAGCGCACCTCCCGCTTTCAGGGCGTTCTCACGCACGTTCATGCGACCAGGATTACCCGCGCGGTTGAATTGACCCCGACGATCTTCAGGTCTGAGGCCGCGCGCCATGAGCTCCGCGTTCGTGCTCCCGCTACCGACCTGCGCGAGCGGAGACTGTTGGTAGCCATGTCTCCAAATGCTCACACCCGGACTCGGTTGGTTCGCGTAACCGAACTGCGTGTTGTCGTCCGACTTGAAACGCGTCGGTGGTTGCGCTTCGGTCGGCGCGGAGATGAAACGCGCCGCGGGCGCGTACTGAAGTCCGTCCGCGCGGGTACCAGTATCGGCGCGATTGGTCGGGATGGCACCCTTGACGTGGGTACCTCTGGGCGTGGGGCCGAACGCGGTGGATCGCCCGCGCGTCGGCGGTAATCGCTCGGGAAGGTACGCGGTTTTTTCGGGGCGGTTGTGGCCGATCTGCCCGAAAACGCTCGGACGACCACCCGTCTGATCCGCGGCGTGGTTCATCACACCCGGCAGTTGGTGCAAGCGGTACTCACCGACGTTGGTTGGATTCACGCGGAACAGTTGTTGATACCCACCGATCGCGGGAACGTTCGCGTCGACACCGAGACCCGGTCCGACGTTCTGACGCTCCACGGGCGCGAGATTGTTCATTCGACCGACGTCTTGCATGCGATCGCGCATGCCCAGAATTTCGGCACCGGAGGACCGGGCTTGTGGCGCAACCTCACCGAAACTCATTTGTTCCCGCTTCTGCGTGACAACGATCGGAATGTCGTCCTGCGGTTCCCACGCTGGGACGGCATCGATCTCCTGTTGTTGTCTCGCGGCGACGTCCACCATTGCGGGGGTCGCGGAGACGGATTGGGCCCCGATATCGAGCGGTTTCGCGGCGGTCGTTGGCTTGGGGTCCTCGCTGAGCTTGCGCCCGGCAAACACTAATCCAGCGACGGCGAGCAAGGAGATGGGATCAGCCATCGTTCTAATACATGGTACGATTTTTATTTATTGCGACGCGTACCGCTGATTGAAAAGCTCGTTCTGTACGTCGGCGCGCGAAGACGCGTACTCTCTCGGAATGGGCACCGGTGCGGGTGCCATGTTTGTGTGGACTGGAAACAAGGTGTGTTCTGTTGGTTGCACGATGGTCTTACCGAAACGAGTCGTGGACTGCGGGCGCAATTCGTCGCTCGTTTCGATGAAGTGGCTCGGCGCACCCTTTCCACCTTTGTACGGCGCGGTTCCGTAGAGCATGGTATTCGGACGCCCCGCCGGAATGCTATCATTCGAGTTCTGAGGATAAATGAAGACGTCTTCACCGGCTTTCACGGAGGGAATGACCCCACTGTTGAGGTTGATCAGGCCTGAAAGCTGCTGAGCCATTATACTATACCTAAAGATTATTGTTTACGGCGTGCTTTGCGAGAATCGCGATCCAAGCCGCCCATGAGAGGTACCATCACCGATGCCACCGTAGGCTTCCAATTGCACACCGCGGACATTCGGGTCACATCTCGACGGGTCGGTTCGGCACGTGCTCGCGCTCTTCTTTCCATAGAGCCACTCCGCGAACGCGGTCTGGTCTTCGGCATGTCCTGGGACGCTCACGAACTGACGGGCGTGCGCGTTTCTCTGGTAGATTGGAAGCGCGGTGCGTGAGCGACCGGCATCGTATTCCACTCTGTTCTCGGCAAAATGCTGGACGAACTCCTTCACGTCGCCGTACGGACACGCGCGCGGTTCCGACCCCGTGTCCGCGAGAAGCACGTTCGCCATGGGATTGTCTTCCGACGGCGCTCGGCACGGCGCAGACGCAGTTGCGGACGCAGTTGCGGACGCGGGCGCGGCGACATCTAAAACCGCCGGAGACTCGATCATTCCATTCTCGTACATGACGTAAAGAATGGCCAGCGCCATGGCCCCGAGGATAAAGACGCGGAGGTCACGCTTCGTCGCGTAAAGGACGCAAGTGCCGTAAATAATAAATCTAGACGCGGCGTTGACGCGTTCTTCCACGCTCTGCCTGTCGTTCGGCCAGAACTGCGTCACCCGGTCAGAGCGCACGATTTGCTTGATGTCATCGAACCACACCTGAGTGCTCATTACAAAAGAGTGATATTTTATTTCTTACCACCGAGTCCCATACTGCCGAGCATCTTCGACATGGCACCCATCAAGTCTTTTTGATCGAGCTCACCGCCTTGCTCGATGCCGTCCGCGCACTCCTGCGCGATGTTTTCAATCATGCCCAGAGTCTCCGCCGGAAGGGCACTGATAGTGGTGCCAAGAAGTGAGAGCGTTTGGAGATAGGACCAGACGGCGCCCTGAGAGTTCGGGGACATGCTCGCCCACGACGCGGCGAGATTGAGGTCTTTGAGTCCCTCGACGTTACGGAGATCTTCGATGAACGTGGCGTCCTGGGCGGCGATTTTCGCAGAGTAGGGAGCGATCGATGTCATGAAGGTATCGACTACCTTTCTCGGGTTGGCCGAACGCATGAGCTCGAACCCGGCGATGGCCTTCGTGACTCCCTTCTCACTCGGCAAAGTCTTCTGAAGCTCGGACAAAAACTGCGCCATCATGTCATTGAAAGCACCGACGGACGCCATGTTCACGTATGTACTAGGTGGTCATATAATCATTTCTCTAAATTATCGCGTCATCACCTGAACGGTTCGGTTGAGATGGTCTCCCGCTGACCGATACCACCCGAGACGATGACGTACACAAGAATACCGACGAGCGCGGAGGGTTTCGTGTACTCCACCAGCTCTCGCGGGCCCTCGTTGTTCAGTTTTGACTTGAAATGGATGTACGCAGCGGTCGCCACCGAAGCGATCATGGCAGCAGAAACCGGGTCACGCAAGTAATCGGCAACGTCAGCTGATTGACTCATGCTATGCTTACTTTACGCACACAAATTTATCTTCGACGCAAGCGACCGTCCGGTGCGTTCGAGAAGAAGGTCGCATCCGTCTGCGGCTGCGGCTGCGGCTGCTGCGGGCGCGGCGGACCAAACTCGTTGATGACGGGAGGTCCCGCAGGGACGGGAGCCGGGGGCGCGGCTTGCGGGTCCATCGGAGCCTGCACCGGCATGGTTCGAACCTCGTCTTCTTCTTCGCGACGCGGTGCTTCTTCTTCTTCTTCCTCCTCGTCTTCGTCGCCCTCCATGCTCCCGTCTTCTTCATCGAATTCCCCTTGTTCGTCATCCGACACGATTTCCGGATCCTCCGCGTCCTCGATGCCTTCACTGAGATCGATGTCCTTCTGATCTGGGTCGTCTTCGGGCGCAGCGGGTGCCATGTAGGTGCTCAGAATTTCCTTGATTGGAATGAGTTCCTTCACGCTGTCCTCGATGACGCGGGCGAAACGCACGCGCAAGTC